GTTAAATAGACTCAATCACATGAAATAAATAAATATCTTAAAGTAATATTAAAGTATATGGAATTACTACCTATCTTCACGTCACCGCCCAACAGCGAGGCAGCAAGAAGCCAGCCTGAGTAATAATCAGACTTCGCTATTCTATCCCTACGGGGGAACATATAAGGGGGCAATCAGAAAGAGAAACATTCCTTAGTGTTCACGCTTAGCGAAGCGAGCGTTAATAACACAAACAACACTAAACCAGCAGACAATGGCAGGGGGTAGACCGAGTAAATACACACAAGAAATAGCTGATGCCATTTGTGCAGAACTGGCGACTACAAGCATATCTCTTAGAAAAATATGTTTACGTGCCGGAATGCCTTGCATATCTACTGTAATGAAATGGTTAAGTGAAATGCCTGCGTTTTCGGAACAATACGCGCGTGCGAGGATGTTGCAAGCTGATGTATTTGCAGAGGAAATGATAGAGATAGCTGATGATGATAGTGAAGACTACTATTTAGTCGGGGATGATGTCAAGGTATACACTAGCGTCCCTGTACAACGAGGGAGGCTAAAAATGGATGCTCGTAAGTGGGCAGCCGGTAAACAGAATCCTAAAAAATACGGCGACAAGCTGGATGTAACAACTGATGGCAAATCGTTAAATGTTACAGTTGGTTACGGCAAAGAAGATGAAGGATAATAAATACTAAGATACTACGCTTAATGCCAAATCAAAGGCGCAATAATCAGCACAGCACTAAATCATTGCCACTACGAAAAGTAGAGCAGCTTACTAAAATATCCTTACAACTATTTGGAAGTAGTCATAATCATGAGGATAGACGCTACAAGATAACCAGCAACAATCGTAGGGTAATTTACTTACTCATATATCAAGGGTACTCACGAATACAGATAGCTGCAGCATTTAAGATAGGACATAGTAGGATTGCAACTATCAGGAATAAGTATGCCGAGTTGATAAAGACAGATTGCGTTGAGTGTGAGAAGTTTGAGAAACTTAAAAATAGTTAGTATGAAATGGTCAGACGTATTTATAACATTCACAGGTCACCTATTTAGTGTTAAGCAAAAAGAGCAAGACGAAAATATTGGTATTTCTACCAAACTTCAAGAAATAGCTATAAAGTTTAATCCTAAATATGTTATAGGGTACTATCAATCTGCTGATGATGAGGATATTGAAGTATATGGAGTTGAAAATGCTCCTTTGAATTGCACTTCCGTTGATTTTACAAGTGGTGATAGTGCTAAACTACTGTGCACTATTGATGAGTTCGAGAGTAGAATAAATGCCTTTATCGAAGAACGAGATAAATAACTAATGCATATATTTTAGCATTCCCCTATTTTACCCACTACAACCACATGCGAAGTAATTTTGATACATGGCATGGGATTCATCCAACAAACTTAGGGCAGTTCACTTCGCTAACCTTACGGCATTCTACGCATCATCTGGCGGCGATAACACCGCAGCAATAGCAGCTATGAAAACAGCATGGGATTCAGATGTAGCAGCTAATATAGGCACTAATGATTGCAATCAATGCGCAAGTACAGGGCAGGTGCCTGTTGACCCAAATAATGATAGCAGAGGTGTAAAAATATGCCAAACGTGTGGCGGATTCGGGAAAACAGCACTAGAGCCAACAGATCAGTATGTACGCACATTCTCAGCTGAAGGATTCATACAGAAATGGGCAATTGTTTATGATGTAAATGGCAATCTAAAATAAGTGTAAATGGAGCATGAATATACTATACAATCCAAAGCTATTCAACCCGCTATATTGGCATTTAAAGCCACTATTGAGAGATGAAAAGATTAGGTACATATTCATAGAGGGCGGGTCTAGTGCTGGCAAAACATTTACAACGTGCCAAGCTCTATTAATTGATATGATGGAGTATGATTACTCTGCAATGATATTTAGAAGGCAAGGAGTAGACATAAAGGATAGTATTTACAGTTCTTTTGAAATGGCCGCAAATAGCATAGAGGCGAAAGGCAGCATATTCACATTTCAAGAGCATCTTATTAAGAGTAATATAAATGGTGCTAGAGTTAGATTTAGAGGGTTAGATGATGAAGAGAATGTAAAAGGGATTGAGAAATTCAATGTTGTCTATAACAACGAGTGGTCGCAGTTCTTAGAAAGGCATTTCGATCAGCAACGTAAGAGGTTAAGGGGTCGGGCAAATCAGAAGTTCATTTGTGACTGGAATCCTATTAGTAGTAAGCTATGGCAGTATGAAAAATGGATAGACCTTGATACCTGGCAGGATTTGCCGCTAGATATAGAAGGCGCACCGACTAAGTATAGTTCTTTGAATAGCGAATTTGCATTTAAACGCATCAACCAAAAAGGCGATGCTGTTTGGCTGAAGGTTACATACAGAGATAACTGGTGGATAGTAGGGCATCCGATCGGGAAAGGCGGGTTTATTGACCAGCATGTACTCGATGATTTCGAGCGTGATAGAGTATTAAATCCCAATCAATATCGGATATACGCTAACGGGGAACGAGGTATAATGCGTACAGGTGGGGAGTTCTGGAAGCAGTTTAACGAAATAACACATGTTAAGCAGCTCAACTACGAACCAAATACCATTCATATATCGTGTGACCAGAACAACGACCCGTATGTTACAGTATCTATATGGCAGATCATCGAAAAGGATTTAAGACAAATACATGAGTTACCATGTCGTGCGCCTGATAATAATGCTGTAAAATCAGCATTGAAAACAATAAGATATTTAAAAAGTATTAGCCATGAAGATACCGTATTCGTATATGGAGACCCATCCGCAAATAGCCGTAGCTCGGTAGATGAAAATAACAGGTCGTTCTTTGATAAATATATAGCGGAGCTTAAAAATGCTGGCTATCATGTAGTTAGTAGAGTTGGCAAATCACATCCGCAGGTATCACTATCCGCAGATTTTGTAAATGATATTTACGAGAATAATCTATACGGGTACTCTATTGCAATAGGTGATAATTGCACTGTGTCAATAGATGACTACGTTGCTGTAAAATCAAATCCCGACGGCTCGATGCTGAAGGTGAAAGTTAAAGATAAAGTAACAGGAATAACATATGAGCCATACGGTCACTTTTCAGATGCAAAACGATATTTTATTACACAGGCATTATTTGCAGACTTCAACATATACAAGTCTAAATCTAGGAAAATGTTAACATATATAAGAGCATAAGTAAATAGCTGCGGTAGTAGCACCATAATTACCAAGTAAAATGATATTAGACAAGAGGCAGATTGTTGACATACTGAAGAACAACCCTAATAAGAAGCTAGTTAAAAGTATACAGGATTACAGCAAGAAGCTAGTTACCCTTATGACGGGAAGCAACCTAAAAGAGTACATATCGCATATGGACTACTTCGAGGACAATAGATTACTTGCTATACGTCAGAAGTATGCGCGGTCAACAAAAGACCTGTTCTCTAGACTACACAGACCAATAGATAAGGTATTCAGTGCTCGTGGCGGATCTGCCAACTACTACCTAAGTGAGCGAGAAAAGAAACAATTTTTACAAGCATTATCTGATGTAACAAGTGGCTATAAGCTGCGTAAATGGATGGAAACATTCTGGTTACCTGCGTATCATTATGACCCTATGGGTATGGTGTTTATGGAGGTCAAAAATGGTAATACATACCCAACTTATAAGAGCTGCCAAGATGTATATGACTATCATTTTACGGGCAGGAAGCTAGAATATATAGTGTTCAAGATATCGGATGCAGACGCTAAGGCTCTGAATCTAAAGGATGGTGTAGTAGCATACAGGGTTATTGATGATGCCTTTGACTACATATTTACCGCTGATGGGGAGAAGATAGAAAATGTAAAAAAACAAACATACCCTAACTACTTTGGACAAGTCCCCGCAATAGTTAATAGCGATATTTACGACCAAGTATTGGGGTATTATATAAGTCCTGATAATGATGTAGTAGAGATAGCGGAAGAATATCTGCGGGAAGGTTCAGTAAAGACGGTTTATAAATTACATCATGGTTTCCCTATTAAGTGGATGTATGCAGGGGCATGTAATACATGTGGCGGGACAACCAAGATACATGGGAACGAATGCCCTACCTGTGCTGGCACAGGCAAGAAGTCGAAATACGATGTATCTGAAACAATAATACTAGATGTCCCTAGTGATAACCAAACACCAATAGTAGCTCCAAATATAGCAGGTTACACCACCCCACCAACCGAAGGGCTTAATGCTATGACCGATGAATTAACGCTACTTGATACTATGATGTTCCGCACTAAATGGGGAACTGAACAGATACAAGATAGTGCTAATGAAACAGCAACAGGTAGATTCATTGATGTGCAACCAGTAAATGATGCGCTCAATAAGTATAGCGATGCAGCCGAAAAGATGGAAACATGGATAACAGATATGATAGGTTCTTTCACTTATCAGCAAGGGTATCATGGTGCAGATATTAACTATGGTCGCAGGTTCTTAATAGAAACTCCTGATATTATTTGGAATAAATACAGCGATGCGAGGATTGCCGGCGCACCAATTACCACACTAAACCTACTGCTTACCCAATACTATCAAACAGAGTTTCAATCTGATAGCATAGAGATGAATAAAGTACTCAAACTAATGAAGGTTGAGCCATTTGTACATATGACTATCGCAGAGGCGAAGCTAAACATTACAGACCAAGAGGCTTATAATAGGAAACTATATTTTGGGCAATGGATAAATATGCTCACAGAAAACGAGATACTCGTTAAGAAGGTAGAAGAACTGAATGCCATGCTTGATGATTATATAGATAGTTTAGGATTGGAAGAAGTAATTGAAACATAGCACTAGCCACTAAATAAAAGCAACATACAATGAGAAAGATGAAAATGTCACTTGCCGCCGCTGGCCTTGCAATTGCAGGGGTATTAGGCATGAACAACAACCAGCCTATGACCAGAACAGCACAGAAAGACAGCGTTAATCAATCGCAGAATGTAAAAGGTGGGAACCACCAACAAACGCCAGTAAAAGAGCAGGCACGTAAACAATACAGGCAGAATATACATACTGCTGGCATTTCTTCAATGCCATTCAATTATGGTGTTCCACCTAAACAATGGGGTCAATATCTGCAACGTACAGGCAGGCAGAAATGGAGTAAGAAAGCATAATTATTAAGTCACCAACCACCAAATATAAATATCATGGCAACAGAAAAAAAGACAGCCGAACAGGTAGAAACAAGACATAAGATATATACCAAGTATCTTGTTAGTGTTGAGCCTAAAGTAGTTACCCTAAAAGGCAGGGGAGAAAGTTATACAGACGGTTATACTGTAACTAAAATGAGGATAGAGCGTGATGGAATATCCCAAGAGCCTCACAAAATAGACCAGTTAAACAAACGTTCTATTGGTAATAAGACGAAGCTAGATCAAAATGTGTTCTATTACTTCCCATCTGACCACACAGCATCATCTATCTATATCAGCGTCGAAGAATTGGAAGCATAATTATTAACTAACCCACCAAACAACATATATGATAAAGAAAGAATCATTAAAGGCATTACTCAAAATCCTAAAAGTATCTGACGAGGATATAGCATCGGTAGTAGATAGTGATGATGAAAAGGAATTTACGTTGCCATCAGGGCTAACGATATTCTCTACCGACGAACTAAAGACACGTGATGACAACAAGAAGCGTGAGGGGTATGATAGTGCAAAGGATGCAGCAGTAGAGGTAGCTGTAAAAGAGTTCAAAAAGTCTAATGGGTTTGACTTCCAAGGGAAAACACTTGAAAAACTAGCTGAACACTTGAAAACAGTATCAGGAGATGGTAAAGACGATGCGCGTGTAACAGCGTTGCAATCTACTATTACTGCACTGGAAACAGAGAAAAACACGCTGTTAGCTGAAAAGGATAGTATGTATGTACGTACCAAAGCCCAAGAGTTTATCCCATTGAGTGACCTGAAGATAGCAGACTATGATAGTACATTTGCCATCATGCAAGCTAAGGGCGCATCGTTTGCCAAGAAAGATGACGGAACTATACAATTCCTTGTAAATGGTAAGCCAATGTTAGACCCTAAGCTACAAAGTGAGCTAGAACCATCTTTAGGGGTAAAAACATTCCTACAAACAATAGGAGCTATGAAAGACGCTGAACCAGATAAAAGGGATGGAAGAGGCGCAGGTAATAGTAAAGCAGCAGGCGGTAAGGGCTACACATCAGCGAAAGAAGTAGAGGCTGCATGGATAGCAGAAG